TTGAACTTTTGCTTCTTCAATTCTTTCGACTTCAGAACGAAGTTTAGATTTAACAGCAGCTTCAAAAATTGTAGCAGCCTTGTCTTTAAATTCTTCAGATAGTTCTTCACCTTCTGTAAGTGCAGAAACATCTTCAGATACATCTACAGATGAAAGACGGTCTTCCAAAGTAGATTCGTCAACTGACTTATCTTCTTCTGTTGCACCGTAACCTTCACCGTTACACATTGCTTCGTATGCAGCCTTGAGATCTTGGGCTTTCATGCTTTCCATTTTCTTCTGCATTTCTGCCTTCATCATCTCTTTAGTCATCTTAGCTTCTTCTAGTTCTTCACCATCGTGATCTACATGATCACCAGCGGCAAGAGGTTCTTGAATTTTAGTTGGTTCAGTATCTCCACCGGCATCTTTTGCACCCTTAGTCTGAGCATCTTTAACAGGTTTGATTGCTTTTGCAGCATCAGCACCTTTCTTCTCATCTGGGGTAACAACAGCAGCACCAGTGTCTTGAACTTCACCATCCACTTTTTCCATTGAATCACCTTTAGCAGCACCCTTTTTAGGGGCATCCTGTGCAGCTTCTTCAAGCTCCGCAGCGATTTCTGCTTCTAGTTCCTCAATTGTCTTGTCTAGTTCTGACATTGGGATTTCTCCTTGAGTTTGTTATCTTAACATATTTATAATGATTAAATTTTTGACAAAAACTTTGCGAATGCAAGTGCGGAAACTTTATCGTTTCGGCGTCTTATACCCTCATTGATTTCGTCCTTGATTTTCTGGATTTCTACTTCTTTGAGTAATCCATTATCCCAAACCCATTCTTTACCTTCCATGATACCTTCAACGAAGGCTTGAGGTGCAGATGGGTCTGCAACAATATCTGCCGCAGTGGCAAGATAAAAATCATCTTTCACATAATTCGCACCACTTCTAGACTCTAGTGAACCCATGCCTCTTGAAGAGACACCAAGTTTACCACCGTCTTTAATCAATGCTTTCGCAATTTCCCCCATTGGAGTAGAGAGCAATTTCGCCTCACCAACAAAGTTCTTTCCATCAGCTTCCAGTTTTGTAATCATGTGCGATACTCTGTCAAGATTGACAGTAGGGCCTTCTGGATGTCCCAGCTCCCCGAATGCACGACCTTCAGCAACAAATTCTTTATTGTAACGGTTTACCTCTTTTTGTAGAATATTAAAAGGATATACTCTACCGTTACGATTCTTTTGATCCGCTTGCATAAAGATGCCACGGATTTTCATTTCTTTACCACCACCGTCTTTTTCTTCAGTGATGTATTCTACTTCTTGTATCTGTTCTGCGATAAGTTTCATTGTTTTAATATCCTGTCGCTGTAATTTGCGTGGCTTGCATACCAGCTGCACCACGAAGGCCTTCACCAATACTCAAGTGAATGACAATGCCAGCACCAGCACCAACATAGATAGTTCCAACATCCCCATCATCGGCAGTATTTCTAACAGTCACAGCACCAGCAGTTCCAGTGTTAAATACCCAAACAGCAGTCGCATCTGTAAACTGTGTTGTTCCAGATAGTGCTGTTGCATTTCCTTTTACTTGCATAGCTCTTTTCCTAAATTGATAACATTTCTGTTTCAAAGTAGTCCATTAGTTTCTTTGGCGGAACTTTAAACTCTTTTGAAACACTATTTATAGTTTTGTCAAAAGTATTTAGGAAATCTGACGGTTTCGCATCCATTTCCTTGAAAATAGCATCCACAGCATTACGCATCTTAGGAGATAACTTCTTATACTCCTTAGATTGTTTGTGTTCATCTTTCTCTGGTAACTCTTGTTTGAGTTGAGAAACAGTCTTACTCACTATCTTCTTCTACCTCTGGGATGTGATGTGTTACAAATGTTTTTGCAACATCTTGTCTTTTGGTTTCTAGTGCGTCACCAACTTTGGCTGCAAGTGCAGAATTAAAATGTGTTTCTGCGGCAAGGTTGTCACCTGTTGCAATAGAATCTACAAAGTCTCTTACTGTGTTCATTATTTATCTCCTTTTGATGGATCATTATGGGCAAACATTCCATCATCTTCTCCACCCATTTCACCACCTTCTTCATTTTTAATTTGATTTTCAATTTCTTCAATTTGTTCGTCATTCATTCTAAGAATATGTTTCTTAACATACTCTTTAGAGAAATATGTACCAACATAAGATTCAATTTGTCCAAGCATGTCTAGACGTTCTCTAAGAATTTCTGCATTCTTGAGTTCCGTAAAGTGACCATCTGCAAGGAAATCAAACTGAACATGTTCTTTAATACTATCCCATTCTTCCAGTGCAATAACACCTTTAAGAACAAGTTGTGTTTTAAGAATGTCTGCAAATAGAACGGAAAATTTCTTACGAATTCTTTGTACAAACTTTGTGAATTTGAGTTCATCTCTTGTAATGTTATCTGAACGGCCAATAGAGAACCCTGTCTCTTCTGCAAGTCTTGATACTGGTACGTTCAATGAACGGTATAGTTTTTTCTGGAAGTATGTGATATCATCAATCTCACCAAGGTTTGAACCGCCAGGCAAGGTTGTGATTTCTGTACCTCTACCACCTTCTCTACGAGGCAGCCAGAAATCTTCCAACATTGACATATGATTTCTATCGTCACGAATTTCACCAGTTCGTGCATCATACACCAACTTGTTACGATAACGATTCATCACATCTTTTAGATAAGCTTCTGCCTTAATTTTAGGCAAGTTACCAACATCAATGTAGAAAATACGTCTTTCAGGCGCACGAGAGATACGATAGATAACCAACGCATCTTCAATCATACGCAACTGATTTACAGGTTTGATTGCTTTATTTAAATGAGAAAGGACTGTACCTTTATGCATATCCACCAAACCAGATGGACAATATGTAACTGCATCAGGACTAATCTTTACACCAGAAGAAGTTCCAGTATTCTGATCAATTCCTTTTTCATTGTACAGATAGAAATCATCAACTTTACGAACAATTTCCAATCCTGTTTTTTTGTCTACTTCTTTCCTTTGTTCTCTTACCTTTTTAATCTTGCGAGGGTCAATATATCTAAGTTCTTGAAGGCCTTTGCGAGGCGCTTTATTATCAATAATCTTATGATAATAAAGTCTACCGTCAACATACCAACGTCTAAAGATATCATGTCCTTTTGCATTAAAGTCAAGCAAACGCAACACTTCATCAAATTCATCTCTGATTTTCGATTTGATGTTTGCAGAAAGGTCAAGTCTGTCTAGGGAAAGAGATACCGATTGATCTCTTTCATCAGAGACAATCGCTTCATTTACAATATCTTCAATTGCACTGTCACACTCTGGTTGTTGTGCAATATCACGATATCTGCGAATTAAGTCAAGTTCATTACGATCACGGCCATCCATATCAAGGATAGACGCATAATGTCCACCGCCTGATACAATATCAAGTGTGCCGTCATCAGTAGAGGGAGAGGTGAATCCATCACCACTCCCACCCTGATTCGCTCTTGTGATTCTGAAACCAAAAAGTTCCGCCATACTATAATTCTCCTAAGTTCTACCCAACTATTTAGTCGGTTTGTAAAACTGGATTATACGTTACTAGCGGAGAAACTTGTGTATCTCCAAGTTACATCAAAGGATTCAATATCACTTACTGTGTCGTATGACAATTCAATTGGCGCAACTACAGTCGGCCAACAGTTTCTTAGAGTGTAAGACTTTAGAATTCTGTCATCTCTATCCAACTGTTCTACTCTCAACTGAGCAGTGTAATCAGATACATTGACAAGTCCTGTATTCTCTTCAAGATCATTGATACCATTCATCCAACGCTCAATTGCGTTACGAACCATGAAATCAGTGTCGTTGATAACTGTTGTTGTCCAAGTTTCAAAGGTTCTGTCACCAGCGAGGAACAATTGGCGTCCTCTAAAGTTTACAGTTACCTCTGGAATTGTCTGGCCAGGCAACGATGTTGCCTTAACCAAATATTGTGTTCTTACTATATCTAAACCTGTAGCGATTGCTGGGGGTGTTGTCATAATGACACGATACTGGTTCGCTCTTGCACCACCACCGATAAGGTTTGATTTAAAATCGTCTATGCTAGCCATTTCTTATCTCCTTATCCGCCAATCTCACTGAAAGAAACACCAGTTCTAACAGCAATGAAGTTTAGTCTAATGAAGTTGATTGAACGAGCTGGTTTGACATAGATGTCTCCAACAAACTCATTTCTATCAATTACTTCACCAGTGTTATTTGTTTCGTCAGCAACAACTGAGAAGTCAGTGATACCTCTACGTCCTTGAACATCTCTCAAGAATGGTTCCACCAAGTTACGGAATTGTGCTTGAGTAAACTCATCGTTGAACTCAAACAACTGGAACTTAGCAGCAGTAGCAATTGCCTTCTCAAGTACAAGGAACAATCTGCGAACATTGATTCTGTCGAATGCACTTGGGCGTGATAGTGCAGTTTTGTCACCAAACAGAACTGTACCTTGGCCTGGGAATGTGCAGACAGGGTTAATGCGAGCAGGATATAGGATATCCCTTTGTGCCTTTGTTGGGTTGTATGCTAGTTTAACTGCACCACGAATTTGTCCTCTGTTGTAACCAGCTGGTGAGAACCAAGGGTCAGCAACATTGTCTGTATTCGCAGCAAGTCCAGCAATATCACCGTTCAATGGAACATGACGATATACATCGTTGTACTTGTCGTACATATACTTGTATCCACTATCGAATACAGCATAAGACGAACTTGCAAGGTTGTTGAAGAAACCAACAACATTATTTGTTTGTGCAACACCTGTTGTAATACCAACAACGTCTGCTCTACGAGGTGAGATGAAACCAACGCAATCTTTACGGAATTCGCAAAGGTCGATAATGCTAGTTGCATGTGTAACACCATCTGTACTGTTTGGTGATTTACCAGCCATAACTAGGTTGATATCAACTGTGTCTGCATCTGAGAACTTATCATATGCAATATCCAGTTCACCAACTGTAGCGGCAAGTGGACTTGCAGTACCATCTGTACCACCAGTTAGTGTGTCTGTAAGAACACCAGCTTTACCAGCAGTAGATGCATAAGAACTACCAGATGCAACGTCTGTTCCAGCATTTGTCAAGGTTGAATCGTGATCCATCCAACGAACATAACTGGAACCAGTATTGACTACATTTGGATAGAAGTTTGAACCACCTTGTGCGGTTCTTGCAGAGGCAGCTTGTGATACGAAACCATATGTTTCGATTACAGATGTTCCTCTTTGTCCAGCGAGATCGTTGTCGTAACCAGTGATACCACCAGTTGCGTCATACACTACAATGTGCATTTCATCTGCTGAGATATTTTTGTCTGCGGCCCATGTTGATGTGCCAGGAGCACCATCAAACAAGTCGTAGAATCTCCAACGTCTGCGAATTGCTTCGCCACCAGCCATTGCAGATTTTAGTCCACCACCACTAGCAACATCTAATTGACGAATGGTAAGGTTGTTGACTGCAATTGCAGTAACTTCATACTGTTGTCCGTCTGCTTCTTGAAGGTAAATGATATCACCAACATTAAAGTCTGCACCAGATGTAACTGCAAGGGTTGTTGCACCTACGATATGAGCACCATCTACTGTAGATGAAGCAGTTTGTTCATATGCAGTTGCGTTTGAACAAATTGATACTGCGAGAGCGTTACCATAAGCGCCTGGGAACTTTGCAGCCCACTCACCTACAGAACCCTGCCCACCAGCATAATTTGCATTATATACATCATCATTGTTAATTTGCAATCCAGTGCCGTCTGCTGTTGCGTTCTTTGATCCTGCCATGTCGGCACGAACAACACGCAATGCATTACTGTATTGCAAGAAGTTGGCGGCTGTAAACCATGTTTCATAGTTGTCTGATGTTGGTTTACCAAAAATTGCTACCAACTCTTGCTCTGAACCAATTGCGGTGATTTGTGATACTGGGCCAGTAGTAAAGTGGCCAGCAATCGCACCGATTGATGTAGCAACAGCAGGAACAACATTAGTAAGATCAACCTCATTGACTTGCACGCCAGGGGATACTTGAAATGCCATTTCTGTTTCTCCTTTATGGATTCATTATTAAGTTTTCCAAACTTACACGAATATTTATAAAAAACCTTCTTTTCATTTATTTTTTATAGGTTAGGCAACACATAAATAATAATATGTCGGAGCATTATCAGAAATACAAAGAAACCATAAAGAAGGTTTCCCAAAGAAATTACAGGGCTCGTAAGATATGGATTAATGAATATCTTGGTAACAAAACCTGTGTTTACTGTGGGGAGTCTGAAACCGCCTGTCTCCAATTCTATCCTCACGAGAGGGAAATTCGTAAACTAACAAAAAGAAAAGGATTGAATGAGGAATCTAGAACAGAAGTTGTAGGGTTAATCAATCAATCCAAAGTCGTTTGTGCAAACTGTTTCCTCAAATTAGAAAACGATATTATTGATATTATGTAGGATTTTAATGATTTCTACCAATCAGTATCATGGGCACGAACCACTGGAGCCCAACGAGTTCCATACTCATCGACTACGGTTTCACCATAATCACTCACACCATCATCAATAAATCCGAATGGTGCCATGTCTTGTTCTAGTTGATTTTGTTGTTCTGCAAACATTCTAGCACGAATGTCATCATCTGTCAACTCTTTAAAATATGTTTGTTGTACTAACCATGCAAAGATAACACAACACATTGCAAGGTCATCTGTGTGTCCTTCCTCAGCCTCATAGGATTGTCCTTTGAGAATAAAGGTAGAGAATTCGTTAATCAAGTCATAATCATTGATAATTAGTTTGTCAGTTTCAATGATTTGTTTGAGATTTGAACATCCCATCTTTTTAACCGCTTTAGTTGTCCTTACCCCAAGTTGTGCTTTTCCACCACTAAAACCACCGCCAACGACTTGACCCGCACGACCACGCATACTTGCCATTATTAGGTTCTCATACTCCAAGTCAAACTGTAGAGAAGTTGCAACCTGTTCACCTATATCATTTACCTCTATGAGTGTATATGCTTGGTTGTATGCAGAGGCTACATCGTGAATGACGTTTGGAAAAAGTAAAGGTTTGATTTCATTGTTACGGTATTTTGCAACAATTGTATAGGGAACCGTAGAAACATCAAACACAATAAATGCAGAATAGTCATTGTTTGTTCCTCTTGACACATCTGCTATAAGTGTGTATGTATGTCCTTCTTTCGGTTTTTCATACATATCCAATCCAGCATTTGACTGAATAGGATTAAAGAAGGCCATAGACTTAATCTTTGATGGGTGTATAAGTGTATTAGAAGAACCTAAGAACTCACATTCAAACTCTCTTTGGAACTGTTCCTTAGAGGTGTTTGCAATAGTTTCTTCTTTCCATTTCTCATCACGGCCAGGAACTTCACTCCAATGTACATCAATAACATTGTAAGAGTTTCTTTCGTTCTCTGCATCCACCCAAAGTTTGTAGAACAAGTTCATACCATTTGGTGTAGAAACAATAATAACCTTTGTAGACTTACCAGATGAGATTGTAGGATACACAGAACTAAAGAAGTCCTCTGCAACATTGGTAGGAACGAATGCAAATTCGTCCAAGAAGATCATGTTGTAAGAACCACCACGAACCGCCGATGAGGACGTAGATGATGCAACCACACGAGAACCGTTTTCTAAATCCAGTGAACCTTTGTTCCAAGACATAACGCCTTGTTGTAACCACTTAGGAAGGTTTTCGTATGCAAGTTGCAAACGAGAAAGAATGTCTCGTGCAGTCGAAGCCTTGTTTGCTAGGATTGCAACATTCATGTTAGGATTGAAGAGAATATAGTGTAGAATATAAGACACCAGAGTAGTAGACTTACCACTCTGTCTAGGCATCTTACAGATTGTGAAACGATTGTTGTGGATTGTTCCAATCATGTCCTTTTGAAAAGGGAACATTTTGAATGGAATGAGTCCTTCATCCAAAGAAACAATTTTGATATAATTTTGAATAAAGTGTAGGGGTTCTTCCATACACTTCTGATATTCAAGAATTTGTTCCTTTGTCCACTCTACAGGGACATTAGATTTTTTTAGTAGTGGATTTCCAAGATAGTGTTCATAATTTGACATAACATAGTTTTACTCGGCATCTGCAATTGTAAGTTCACCAATGGTTAATGTGCCTTTTTCTACTTGTTGCATAATTTCTTGATAATCTGAATTTTCTGAATCTACTGGCACAGACATAAACAAATCACCACTAACAACTTTCAATGTCATACCATCTGGCATTCTTTTTACTTCATCTATTTGCATTTTATAACTCCGAACTAAAATTAAATGTTGCACCACCACCAATTCCAATAGCTGTTGCTAGTGTATCATTTGGTGTTACATAATAAGCACCTACATTTGCCTGATTTACGCTTGGTGCAATATTCAATACACTTATATTAGAATTTCCCGCTTTTGCTGACCATCCAGAATTTTGTCTATAAAACGCCCAGTTATCGGTTCCATCTGGAGCACCAGAGCTCTGGAATTTTGCATCCGTTAAACTATGAGTCAATGACGGTGATGCTCTCATAGAAACAGGAAAGGTTACTTGCCAACGAAGTAATCCATTGTTCCCTGTGCTTACTTGATTAAAATGTATTGGATAATATATCGTTCCAGATGTTCGTCCGAATAATGGATTAAAGAAATACCTCTGGCAAAGCGAAAGCTCTTCTGCAAAAGATCTGTGATCAAACTCTGTAGCCACACTGCCAACCTCTAATTTTACGCCTGTGATTTGCCATGTTGCGTTTGCTGTTGAAACAACTTTTGTTCCACTAGTTAATCCCATTTCACTTTCTGGTTGATTACTATGCCAACCAGCAGTATTAGATCTATCTGGGCCTTCTCCCATATCCCAAGATATTTGCCAACCTTGGCCATTTGTTGTATTGCCATTATATGTTGTGATTGTTCCTGCTGGAACTGTTATAGTTTTTTTCTCCCAAGTATTAGAGACAGAAATTGAATAGTTAAAAACATAAATTCCATTTCCATTCCCACCAAAAATTCCACCAAAAGTTCCAGTTAAAGATGATTTTACCCAAAAAGACAACGTAAATGCAGAAGAAGATGCAGTTCCAAAATTCATATGATTAACGTCATATCCCTCTAGTCTGGTATATATTCTTCCAAAATCAGAACCAGTTGGAGTGTATGCAGAACCATTTGTTAATTTTAAAGAATATTTAAACCCTTGATTAGTAGGAACATCAGTAGATTGTTCAACAGTACTATTAGTATTTGCATTTGTTTGAAAGGCAAAACGATCCACCCCCCAAAATGCAGATGAACTTGATGCAGTTTGACTCGTGCCTCTCTGAGCTACTTGCATGGCACCGTTGATAATAAGATTGCGTCCTCTTACTGTATTAGTATTAGGAGTAACACCGTTAATGGTTGTCGTATTGCCACCAGAGGCATCTAGAATTGCATTTGCTTGAATTGTACTCATTCTGGTTTCTCCGGCCATACCACATCATCCAATGATGTATATGTATCTGTAATATCTCTCAATTCTTGTCTGTATGTTTTCCATGCGGCAGGAATGTTTGTACCAAGTTCCTTATGCATAGTGATAAGCCAATCTGTTTCGCTGAGTCTAGCGTTTCTTTCTGTTCTCAAATTTTCTAACTTTTGTTCAGTTACTAACTCGTTTAATTTAGTATTAACACTATCCGTATCAATATCAACTATATCTCCATGTGCGTCATAAGCAATGTCACCATCAATCTTAACAACATTTGAATATAATTCATAAATTGCTTTGTGTTTCATTATCCCTGTATCTCCATAACTGTCAGAGTTGATATTGCACGGCCGTGTTCATCGTCCGTCAATCCGTCTGGTGTTTGATTTACATACATAGTTCTGGTAGATTGTGACGAGTGACTAATTTTGACACCATAAGTTAATGCGCTTGTGGATGCTGGTGAATGAACAAATGTTCCAGCAATGGATTGATTATAGAAAGTGCTATAAGTAAAATCTCTTGTTGCAGTAACTCGTTGGGCACTACCGGCCGCATCACCAGTTGCGGCAGTTATTGCACTACCATTTTCACATAAAGTCAAATAAGTTCCTTGTTGTCCACAATCAACCATAAAATGAACTAGTATTCTAGAGTTTGTTGATCTTGGAGTAATAGATGCAGTTAGTCCTGTTATGATGCTAGACGAAGAACCAGATGCAACACTTTCTGAAAAGGGGTCTGTTTTTGTTGTAGAAACAACTTGAACAATAGAACCCGCTGGAAGTGAACCAATCATTGTTCCAGTAACAGTTCCACTATCACCAGTTGTGACAATATTGCCTGCAACATCTGGAATGTTCAGAGTTCTATCTGTATTCGTATTAGGAGTGGTAATAGTGATACTACCAGTTCCACTCGCATTCGGTTGTAGGACAATGTTACTCATCTATATTCTTTCCTATTTTCTTTTATTTATTCTGTTGGTAATGGATCTGCTGCAGTAATTGTTAAATCGCCAGCATTCACCCTAAGCATAATTTCACGATAAGTTCTATTCATTTCATCCATAGGCACCCATGTAGGAATGTTATCAACAATGACTTTAATTCCAGAATTATTGCCATCCAAATCTCTTACATATTTTGCATCAGTAATTGTTGTATATTCCATTTTATAACTCCGAATCTGCTGTGTAATGAGCAAAAAATCCATAATGACCAGAATCATTATATAGGTTTATATAAACACTTTGTCTATTGCCACCATACCCATAGGGGGTTATGTTATTTGTCACCTGTCCAGCAGAAGAAGTAAATTTAGCAATTTTTCCAGCAGTACCAGCGGCATCATATACCACAAAAGTAGGAGTCGATCTCATAGTTGTTGGCAGATTGGCAGTTGCCCATTCCCACCCTGGCCCAGCAGTGTATGTGTGATATATCTGTAATGCAGTTCCAGTATTACCATAGGCATTTCCATTAGCATATATACTACTGAAAAAGTATCTCTGACATTTTTGAAGCTCTTCATTGGCATCAACATGTTCGTATGGAGTAGCTATATCGCCAATTTCTAATTGAATACCAGTAATGTAAATATCTCCAGCTGGAGTTGAACCAGATCTTGGCATTACCACCAAACAAGTATTTGTTCCAACAGGACTTACTGAAATTGTATATGTCTTACTAAATCTTTGCCAAGTAGTCGAGAGTTGATTTGTATCTGTGTTATCATTATCAATTACAACTTGATTTGATGAACTACCAACCGAATCTCTAAATGAAATAAAATTATACAAACTATCAGAAGCATTTGTGCTTCTTGCATAATAACTCAATGTAATTGTCTGTCCACTATAAAATATACCAGCATTTCCATTATAAACCAAATCTATACCTTGAGCAATAGTATATTCGCCAGTCATTGATGTAGCAGACAATGAATCTCTAATTCCAGTATTACTTGGAGCTGACGCAGAAGTTCTAGAAAATGATCCGTTTGCACCCCAAATAAACCATCTGTCCATACTGCCGTATCCGTTTGATGATGGATGACTTTGGCCTCTCTGATATATTTGCATAGCACCGTTGATGATAAGATTTCTCCTACCACCAATCTGTCCAATATCCAATTTCGCAGCGGTTACTGCACCAGATGCCAAATCAGCAGTTCCAATGGAACCGTCTTGAACTTTATCAATACCAGTTGTTCCGTTAATTACTACAGCCATTATACTACCACCCATCTAGCACCAGTAGGTACTGTTATTGTTACACCACTATTCACTGTGATATTACCAGCACTTACTGCGTTTTTGTTTGCAGTCAATGTGTAATCTGTGGTCACTGTCTGATCGTTCTCAATGAATACTTCATCTGCACCACCACCAGTTGCACCGCCGCCAACCAAGGCCCAACCAGAACCAGTGTATCCTTCAAATCGTCCATCTGAAGTGTTAAATCTCAGAGTACCAGTTTCGGGCGTAGATTCTCTTTGAGCGGTTGTACCAGCTGGAACATCGACACCCTCTAGTTTTACACCAACTAATTTTGCTCTTGTTAATGGCATCTTATTCTTTTCCTTTTAACATCTTTTGCAGTTCAGCGGTTGAACCCACAAACAATGCATTTGTTACACTCTTAGGCCCAGTGTTAGGAACCTCTTTAAGTTTTTTCATTTTTTCTTGCAAGTCACCAAGTTTCTCTGTAACATCTGCAACCTGTTTAATCAAGTTTCCAGCAACCTCATAGGCTCTAGGATGTTCACCTTCTCTTGCAAGGTCTAGGATACCATCAATAGCATCCTGTCCTCTTTCAATCAAATTATAAAAGTTTTCTCGTTGATATTTATAATCATTGTCAATGTCTGCCTCGTTGTTCTCTGTTTTAGGAACAAGTACTGGTTTAGGTGGAGTAACATCCTTTGTTACCACATCTATAGGGTCATCTACGATACCCAAAACATTATCTAAAATATCAACTTGTTTCATTATTCTGCATCTGCAATGGTCAATTCGCCAGCTTCTACCTGACGCATAATTTCTGCGTAGTGGCGGTTGTTTGGGTCTAGGGGTATTGAGTAAGTGTCTCCATCAACTATAACATCAATATGGTCATTTACGCCCTCATAAGCTACATACTGTGCAGAGGTAATGTTCATCTCGTTCATTTTATAACTCCGCATCTAATTTAAGCTGTGCAGTTGCATCATTTGCACCTCTGATTATTGCACCTGAATTTGCGACAAAGCCACTTCCAGATGGTTCTAACCCAATTGACGATTCATTTACCTGTTTCGTACTTAACGTAATTGCGGCGTTGGCACTGCCGGTTAAAATTTGAAAATTACCACTAACAGAGGTCGTAGGTGCCGTTCTCATTGTTACAGGCAAAGTTAATACGCCTTGTGCTTGGGTTGTTTGATTGCAATAAGCGGGTGCCAAGTATCTGTAAGCAGAGGTTTCGTTACCGTGTTTCTGATAATACCGCTGACACAACGCCAGTTCTTCACCATAGCTACGGTGTTCAAACAGT